ATTTCTATGTCTGAATTATTTACTATAATGTGATTATAATTATCATTCATAAATGAAGGTATAAAACCATTATTATAAATTGTAATTTTTTCTGTTCCTTTTGAACGTTTTATAGTTCCAATCATATCATTTAATATACATGAAATTAATGTTGTTTTTCCACTTGACATTTCACCTAAAAATATAATATTTATTTCATTATTCATATTATAATAATATTTTGTTACTATTATTATGATATATATATTAAGATAAATAAATATCAACTTTTTTTAATATATTTTTTTCGTCATTTTCGTTGAATATTTTAAAATTATCATAGATAATTCACGTGATGCATCTTTTTTATTTATAATTAATTCAGTAATATCTTATGCATATTTTTCATATCTTTTTAGTGCACATTTATCTAATTCCGTTTGTATATTTCATCCTGATTGATTTTTTAATTCTAAATATTTTTGTTTGTATTTTATATATTTTTGTTTGTATTTTATATATTTTTGTTTGTATATTTCATCCTGATTGATTTTTTAATTCTAAATATTTTTGTTTGTATTTTATATATTTTTGTTTGTATTTTATATATTTTTGTTTGTAATTATTTACTATAATTTTACATGGTTTTGTAATGTTGTCAATCCATCTTTTACACTCACTATAATTAATATAATCATATAATTTAATAAATAAATAATTCGGTAAAGATTCCAATATATTTTTATTAAATTCTATATCTTCTTGATCTAGATTAACTAACATTTGTTTGTAAGTAAAATCTATTACATAATCATTATTTTCATCTATTTCTGTATCTTTTCTAGGTGATACAATAATAACATGATGACCATCACAATGTGTTTTATCTTTTTTTCTAGTACAATTATTATTACCACATTCATCACCACAAATACACAATCTTTTTATATAAGTTGAATCACCTAATTTGTATATATCAATTATTTGATTTGACAGATCTTGTTTAGTTCTTTCTAAATTTATTTTTACTAAGTCTTTTGTTAGATTTGTAAATACCGTACCAATATTTATGTATCCACAAAAACCACGTCTAGTTATAGTTGTTATATTAGAGTCATACATTACGATTTTATCGTATTCATCTAATGCATTTTTTATTGTTTCAAGATTTTCCATATTATATATACCATCATAAAAATAATTATTATAATTTATAAGAAAAATATGCATATTTTTTATCTTTTCTGTATTCTTTGCCAAATATTTTTTATAAAGTATTATTTAATATTTATTATGTTACTTTTTTTAATTTACTAATGATATTAAAGATAAATAAAATTTATTTTTTTATATATTTTATCAATGAATTTGCATTAAGGTTTTGTATATAAGCTTACAATATTTATAATTTATCGTGATACATACGCTGGTAATGACATAGATAACGAAAAAACTATGCACATACAAATATCTACATTTTGTAAATATTTAGAAATTTTATTTATATAGTTATCATATAATTATTATATATGAAATTTAGTGAAAATGATATAATATCATACATAGATTCACAAAAAAGTTATCAAGTTTTTAACATTGATTATACAAAAAAAGAAATAAACAGTATTAAAAATTTTAACATAGACAAATTCGGTGATTATAATTCATATAATACACTTAATAATTTAGAACAATTTATAAAAAATATTGGTAAAAATTCGTCTGATGATATTGTTACGATTATAGATATTATTAAAAAATTATTAGATACAATTCTAAAATCATATAAAACAGATTCATATTGGATTGCTATTCGTATCCAATCTAAAACAACATTTTTCGATATACCTAGGTGGCATTGTGATGGGTTTTATCATTCAAATCGGAATAAATTACAAACAAAATTTATTACTACATTAAAAGGACCAACAACATTAGTATTAGAAACAACAAAAGAAGAAAAAGACTATTTTTATAAATTACAAGAATATAAAGATAAATCTATTTTAGATGAAAGTGAATTGGATATAGAAAAAAGAAAATATATCTCTGAAAATATTCGAGGTAAAAAAATAAATCTATCAATAAATAATGGCGTAATATTTGTAGCAGGTGATAAAGATAAATGTTTAATACATTCTGAACCAAAACATGAAGATAATCGATTTTTTATATCGATTTTACCAGCTACAAAAGAAGAAATTAATGAAATTGTAGAAAGATCTAAAAATGCAAGTAAAAATTTTGACAAATTTAATAAATTTTATAAAGCTTTTAAGTATCCTATATCTTTCCTAAATAAAGAAAATAAAAATTATGATGAAAGATATCAATTAAAAAATATTATTACAATGGTTTTTAATAAAAATATGAAAAATGAACATATTAATATAAAATATTTTGATTTTCCAAAAAATATTTCAGAAGTATATTGGTATGAAGAAGGAGAAAATGATGTGAGACCATGGCAATTTATAGGAAAAGTTAGATATAAAAATAAATTCAAATATGTATATTATATCGCTAATACAGATTACACTGGGTTTGATTGTGTAAATAGTGAAATGAAATTATATGTATCAAAATCATTAAATAGATTATTAAGAAAAGCTATTCCATCTGATTTAATTAAAACTCATAAAGAAATACAAGAATTAAAAATTTAAAATTTAAAAATTTATTTTTTTATATTACATATATTATATGTATTTTCACATACAATATATAAATGAATACTAACGATGATAATTCTGACAATTCTGATTATTGTGAATATAATAATTATAGATGATAAAAACGAAATAATAAAAAATTCACGACATAATGGACATTTCACTGTATAATTTATTTTTATAAATTTTTCATAACACGTTACACAATAACAAGAATGCACACATTTATCAAATATTATATTTGGTTTAGCATCTAGACATATTATACATAGTTTACAATCATATAATTTTATTTGTTTATTAAATTCATATTCATTAAAAAATATTGATATTATAGAATCTTGAGCCAGAAGATGATGATTATTATAAGGCATTTTATATGTAATATTTTTATTTAACTATTAAATATTATATATTATATATTATATATTATGTATTCTCGTGTATTTAGTTTTGCTAAAAATTTTGTACCCAAAATATCACCAACTGAACGTACAGCGTTATTTGCAGGAAATATTTCTATTGAAAGAGATATTATCTCAGGTACACCAAATCTAAAATCGTATATTGATAATTATAAATATCAAAGTCTAAATATTCCAGATGATTATAATAAAAAATTAAATAAATTTTGTTCACAAATAGATGATAATAAAATAATGTCAGAGAAAGCAATCCCGCAAAATATTTTTGATATGATTAAGGATTATAAATTATTTGGATTAAATATACAAAAAAAATATGGAGGATTAGAATTGGGTCCACATATGAGATGTAAAATTGTCGAAAGAATTACTACATCTTCTGGTTCTATTGGGTCGATGGTAATGGTTCCTAATTCTCTTGGACCTGCAGAACTTTTACATAAATATGGTACATCAGAACAGAAAAATAGATATCTTAATAAACTTTCAACATCTGAATATATACCATGCTTTGGTCTAACCGGATTATATAATGGTTCTGATGCTGTAAATATGAAATGTTCTGGTAATGTTGTTAAAATCGATGATAAATTATTTTTAAACATTACATTTTCTAAAAGATATATAACATTGGCACCGATTGCTAATCTTATAGGATTAGCTGTAAAGATTTCTGATCCTAATAATTTTCTTAATAAAAATCTAGAAAATGATTCAATAACGGTTATTCTATTAGAGAAAGAAAAATATATAAATAATAAATGTTGTGAAAATTTATGTAAAGATTGTAATTTTAATAATAATATCAATATAGGTTATAAACATGATCCACTTGGAGCACAATTTCCAAATGGTACTATAACCGGCGAAAATATTATTGTACCATTAGATGATGTTATAGGGGGAAAGGATATGATTGGAAAAGGTTGGCTTATGTTGATGGAATGTTTAGCGGAAGGTAGAGGAATCAGTCTACCAGCATCTGGATACGCATCATCCTCGAGTATTGTAAAATTTGTATCGGAATATTGTAATGTTAGAACACAATTTAAAACACCAATTGGACAAATGGAAGGTATCAGAGAAAAAACTGCTGATATATTTGCTAATACTTTTATTATGTATTCAATGCAAAATCTATTTAATTCAATCCTATCAAATAATATAAATTCTAGTGTTCTTAGCGCGATTATGAAGAGAGAACTAACAGAATTAGCAAGAATAAATATTAATCATGCGATGGATGTAGTTGGAGGATGGGGTATAATAAAAAATAAAAATAATATTCTAGCAAATGCATATCAATTAACACCTATTCCTATTACTGTTGAAGGTTCTAATATTTTAACTAGAAGTCTTATTATATATGGCCAAGGTCTTATAAAATCACATAAATATATTTATAATATTGTTGAATCACTTGAACAAAATAATATTGGTAACTTTAAAAATAATATTAATGATTTGATTAAAGATACAATAAAAATTTATGGAAAAATAATGTTATACAAATTAGGAAATAATAAATTGATTTCAAAATCTGATAATTTATCTAGACAATATGCTCTATTATCATATTTATGCTTAGTAAATTATGGACCAAAATTAAAAACAAAAGAATATATAAGTGGAAGAATGGCTGATATAATGAGTGATTTATATAAATGTTATAGTATACATTGGATTAAATATAGACTAAATGATAAATCAAATGATAAATCAGATTGTGATTTAGATTTATTGGAAACCTATTGTATAAATAATCTACACAATAGAATAATAGATAATATAAATTTAGTACTAAATGATATTAAATCTCCTGTAAAATATCTATCTGTTGGTGTATTTACTAATAAAAAAGTATTAAATTCTGATAAATCAATCACATGTATATCCAATTTATTTTTATCAGAAAACAAAATAAAAAATATCCTAACAGAAAATGTATATGTACCAGAAGATAGAGATGATATTAGATATAAATTATTAAATTGGAAATCTGATGATAAATTAAAAGAGGAAATAATAAAAGTTAACTAATTTTTTTTTCATAAATACTCATAAAACTATCATAACCTTTGTAAGGTTGTGATAGTTTGTAATGATTATTTGATACATTCTCTCTAAAAAAAATTGAATATAAAAATTATCTATACTTATTAAACTATTTCTTTATCATAATCAATTATGAAGGTCTCTAAGATTTCATCTCTTTTTAAACAATCAAAGGATTGTGTTAATATCATATGCGCTACTATTGCTACATATAGCACATTTAATATTATTTGTTTCATTTTTATTCCATTTGTCTCAACATATCTTAATCTGTATGTGCAACGCCTATTGAGTACATCCCAAAAACATATATTGTATTGTCTATGTGCAAAAGCTCTATATGATTATTTGTCATGGTTTGTTCAATCTGAAATATCTTACAAACAAGTAAGAATAAAATGTGATGATCTAATTCTTAGATTACATATGGCTCGAATTAAATGTGGTATACCGATTCCTGGACTTAATCAAAAACAACACAAAGATCTTACAGATGATTCATATAAATTAAGAGAATTCATGTATGTAATACCAATGTTATGGTCTTCTATTATATCATTTGCAGTGTCTATTTATAATATGAATATAGATACAATTTATCCTGTAAGATTTATATTCTCATCATTTTGTATTATTATGTGTATAATGCTTACTTATTTAACAGATGCATCATTATATGAAAAAACAAAACCCAATCCAAAATCTATTACAAAATTTGATGATACTAATTATGTTAAGATGAAGATTTCTATGGGTTGTGATATTGATACAGATTTTGAAAATAGAAAAAGAAAAAAAATGGAAGCACAACAAAATATCCAAAAATATGTTATATGTGGAATAAATCTATTTATAACTTATATCTCACTAATTGGAAAGGATATTGCTCAATTACATGCATTTAGTAATATCTCATGGATGCTAGGTTCTTTGGCGGATAATTTAAAATCTTTTCAATATTATCAATTTGTATCGGAATTTTTAACAATCTGCAAAGTTTTTGAGAAACATAAATTGATTTCTTCGAATAAAAAACCAAAAGGTAATATAGATAAAGTAGATAAAGTAGATTTTGTAAATGCATCATTTGGATATTATTTTAATGATCTAATCGAAAATCCTGATTACATTGAAAAAATTATTAATCTCACATATTCTTTCAAGAGAGGAATGTTTTATTATCTAGAGGCACCAAATGGTATTGGTAAATCAACTCTGTTAAAGATGTTTACATCAAATATACATTCTGGTGACATATATTTTGGTTCTGATAATAGAAAAAATCTTTCATTCGAGGATATAAGTTCATCGGTATTTTATATTGTTCAAGCATCGGAATATACACCAAAATTCACAACAGAAGAAATCAAAGCATATAAAAATCGTGATATTTGGCTTGAGGAACAATTAGGATTAAAAGACCTATTAGATAAGGACACAGTAGAAATGTCCGGTGGACAGAAAAAAAGAATATTCATATATATTGTCTTGACTTCTAATGCATCTATATTATTATTAGATGAGATTTTGAGCGAATTGAGTACAGAAGAAACACCAGATGTCCCAGAAGGTGGAGGATGGTTAAGTCGTGTGATAAATACTATGATTAAATGGAATGGACGTAGAAATAAGATTATGATATTAGTAGGTCATGGATTGTTAGAATTGATTCCCCATAAAAAAAATGTAGTAAAATTAAAATTAGAAAATACAAAATCAAAGTGTATGTTGTTATCTAGATAAAAATTTAAAAAAAATTATTATTTCTTACTTATTTTCTTACTTGTTTTTTACTAGATTTCTTGGTTTTTTATTAGATTTTTTATTAGATTTTTTACTAGATTTTTTAACGCTAGTATATCCTTTTTCATAACCAATAATATTACCACTTAAATCGAGATATTCCAATGATTTTAAATCATCATAAACGATATATGTATCTAGATCTATTTTTTTATCTTTAAATTTATTATGTAAATCTGCGCATCCAAATATTACTGATTTTAATTTATCAAAATTTATTTTATAAATTTCTGAACTTCCTCTAAATCTATTTTCTTTTGTAAATAATTTTGCACAATTTTCTATTTGTTTTGCATCATCGACTATCATAATAAATTGAATATCCGGATGTTTATCTTTTCCTGTTGAATAATTACGTAATCTTTTTTTGATATCACCTGTTCTACCAATTTTAAATATATCTTTATTTTTATTTACTAAAATAATATAAATATACTTATTATTTTTTGTTAAATCAATAATCTTATTTGCAAAATGTAAACGATAATAATTTATAAATTTACGTAATAATATAAAATAATCTCTTACCTGGTTGCCTCTTTCTGAACGCGATCCCATACAAATTCTTTCGAAACCATCAAACGATAAGTAATAAAATACATCTTGTTTATTTTTTTCTAATTTATTATTTAAACGTTGAATAATGTAATCAGATTCTAAAATATAATTAGTTCTTAACAATTCATGAAATTTTCGTGCGTGTTTTATTTTTAAATATTTAATAACTTTTCTACTATCAATACCAAATAGTTTATTTTCACATAATTCGTAAAATGAATAATATTCATCAATAAATTTATTTGATATACCAGTGTATAATTTTAAAAAATTTTTAAGACTTATTTGTTGTGTCATATAATATATGTACACAAATTTTTTTGAAGGAAAATAGATTTACACCATCAAAGTGTATAACTAAAAATAAAAAAAAAGTTTTTATATATAATTTATATTATGTAAAATTATCTAATATTTTTATTAATTATTTAATTCTGATAATAATTGATTAGCTTTAATAACATTCTTATGTTTTTTTCCAGAAATATGTTTATCAAGATATAATTTACAAAAGAATATTTGATCACAGTCTTTACAATAAAATTTAGATTTTTCTCTGTCTTCTTTTGTTGAATGTACAGACATTATATGAATATCCATATTCCATTTACTTTTTGTTTGATATTCACATGATTCGCAGTGATGTGTTTTTTTTTGTCCACGTCGTTGATGTTTATCAGATTCCGTGTGTTTAATCCATTCACATGGATAATTAGTTGAATAATTACAAAAATTACAATTATATTTTTTATTGTTATCTGTCATTATAATATTAAATAAATATAATATTAAATAAATATATTATTAAATCAATATATATTTAATATTAAAATTATTATATAAATTTATTACATAAACTTAAATGGCATCCGAAGGTGGAGGATGGTTAAGTCGTGTGATAAATACTATGATTAATTGGAATGGATGTAGAAATAAGATTATGATACTTGTTGGACATGGATTGTTAGATCTGATTCCCCATAAAAAAATGTAGTAAAATTAAAATTAGAAAATACAAAATCAAAGTGTATGTTGTTATCTAGATAAAAATTTAAAAAAATTATTATTTCTTACTTATTTTCTTACTTGTTTTTTACTAGATTTCTATATTATAATTATAAATCAATATACATATCTAAATATTATATTATTTCAATTTTTTTTATTAGATAACAAATTTATAATATCTCCATGTTTATATTTTATTGCGATAGTTAATAAAATATTTTTAATATCTTTTGATAGATTTATAAATTGATTCATATTATATGGTGTAATAGTAATATTATTTTTTATAGATTCTGATAATCTTTTTGCAGTTTGTTTATTAGCATATTTTATATAACACCAATACAAAAATAATACAATAATCAAAAATAATAAAATCTTTATAACTGTTTCCATATATTATAGTATAATATAATACAATATATAATAAAAATTGAAATAAATTATATATTATTTTATCTGTTTATTATTATGTATATAAATCATTAAGAATGATGAACAATGTCTTTTCTACAATTACAAACGCATGCTTTGCAGGACTCGCAAATTCACATCCTGCAAATATCTATAAGCGAATCCAAGAAAACTATTATGGATACAAAAAAAGTAGGGGTGGTCGATATTGTCAACACGCATTAAATCCATTTTCTGGTCATGCGGTTAAATACACTAATTATAATCGTATTTCCGAAGATAATCTTTATGTCAAAGATGTTTGCAAACATGCTGATCGTCTTGGAATATATATCAGAGTTGATTTAACTCAGATACCAAATTGTCCAGTGCCAAATACATCAACTGGCCGTAAAAATTTGGAGATTTTTATTAAATGGATTGAAGACTGTATTTTAAATAAAAAGAAAATCAATTCACCCAAATTTGATGAATCTGAGTTTAATTATAATTGTAAAGCAAAATGTGAAGATGAAGATGAAGAGACTGAATCTGAATCAGAAATAGATTCTGAAATGGATGATTTTATTGTAAATGATGACGATGAAGAAGAACAAGAAGAACAAGAAGATGATCGAGAAAAAGAACAATCACATAAAAATAAACGTCGCAGATATTAATTTTTATTTATTAAATTATTATATTTTTGTAATTTATCAGAAATTTTATCCATAGATATTTTATTTAATGGTATGTTTACACCCTTGAAGATTTAAAATGAGACAAATAAATGTCAAAAAAATAAAACTTCAAGGTTTGCCCGTTGCAGAGCGTGTAAATTATGATTTTGTTAAGGCGTCAACCTTAACTGATTTATTGACTTTTTTCTGAACGATTTTTTTAACCTTCTCTTTTTTAGGTTTTTCTACCTTTACATTATCTTCCTTCTTCTCCCTACATAAATATTTAGGTCGTTCAGTTCCATTAATTGCATTCTTTGCAATTCTATATATATTAGTAGCACCATTCACATCTCTATTCCATACAGCTTTACAGTTCTTACAACGTATTGCCCCATGTACTAAGATATTATTACTTTTATATGGTTTTGGATTTTTTCTTATTTGAAATTTTTCACATCTTCCTAATTCAGTTTTACAAATTGAACACATACAACTAGTTCTAAATTCATCAACTAGAAATGTTTTATAATTATTTTGTCTAAACAATATTCTCATACCCTTTCCCTTAATTGGTTCCTTGTATTTCATATGTTGTTTTTGTTCCCAGTCGCCAAAAATTACTATTGTTTCTTCTGGTTTTCCGAATATTTTTTTAAAATTATTTATTAATTTTTGTTCATTTTTCTTTCTATTGATATAACCATTCAATTTGAGTTTTCTGAATATATATTTTTCATAAAACTTATATAATTTATTATTAATTTCACTTTTCTTTTTAATGTATTCCTTAAAATCTTTTATCATTAATGTTTTTCTATTTAATTTTGATAGTTCTGTTTCATATTCAATTATTGTTTTTCCATCTATTTTTTCTTTCTTAAATTCCAAAATAATTTTAGCATATTTTTTAATTTTACATTCTTTTCTTCTACTATCTTGTGTATATCTAAATTCATTTGCATCTTTAGTATCATTATCTACACAATATAAAATATCTGAAGTTCCTGGATCAATGCAAACAATCTTTTTGTTTTTAATGTTTGTATAATCAGATAGTTCATCAATATATTGTTCTGCATTTGAACCAATTTTAGTAATAGGTAATCTTTTACCAATTAAATCATTTCTTAACATTAAAATAGAACAACTAACTCCATCAGTTTCTATCATATGATGAAAAGTATATTTTGGTTTCTTAAAACATTGTCTTTCAGTTCTAAAGAAAAATTCCCATATTTTATTTTCATATTTCTTCAAATTACCTTCTAACAAATAATCTGTTTTATTACCTTGTTTTTGTGTAAAAAGTAAATGAACTAAAGTAGTTGTATCTAATTTTATGCTTTTCATAATAATATCATTTCTCATTGGAAAAACATTATAAATCATTACTTTATCTTTTTCTACTTCTTTCATCATTCTAATCATACAAGGTAAATAATCTTGTGGAACGCATTGTAAATCATAATATAAATTATCTTTTTGGTATTTATCTTTGTTAGGTGTTATTGTTTTCTTAATGTCTTTAATCCAATTGTGATATTTTACATCTGATTTATATTCGGTTGTTATTTCTAAAATATCAGTCTTAATTTTTCTTAATTGTCTGCAAAATTCATTAACTAATTCTTTTTGTTTTTCTTCTTCTTTGTTTTCTTCTTTTATTTTGATTATTGTTTCTTTTTTCTTCCAAATAATATTAACAAATCTTTCAATATATTCAACATAATGTAATTTAATATTATTTTCATACATTGTAATAATTCCAATAGTAAGATAATCTAAAACTGTATTAAGATGTGTGTAATCTAAAGATGTATCTTTAATTAATGGTTTATAATCAGAATTATAAAAAGCAGTTAATTTATATTTTAGTTCTTTAATTTCTTTCTTTGGCGGGCGTCCTGATACACTTTCATTACATAAAATTTTCATACAAGAATTAACAAATACTTTATCTATTTCTGGCAATTTATTATTCTTTTCAAAGTAATCTAATAAATAAAGTTTCATAAACATTAATGTATTGATAACAATTTTATTACACTTAATAACTGCATCAGTAATTTTAGGTAAATTAATATCTAGATTTTTCAGAACATGTTTCAGTGGTATTTTAACACACTTAAAATAATCTGTAAGTTTATCAGGTGGTTTAGTCTTTTTTTCTTCTATAGCACTCATAATAATATACTATATTTATATAACTTTATATAGATTTTAATTTCAAAAAATAAACGCAAAAATTTAAATTAATTATTTTATAGTTAATATTATATATGGACTATAAAGATAAATATATAAAATATAAGACAAAGTATAAAAACCTGTATTTTCAATTTAAAAATATTAATTATCAAATCGGTGGTGCTAAAAATAATTTTATAATAATTGGAAATATAAGAGGTAATAATTTAGAATTTATACCAGAATTAAAAAGAACATTAAAATCATTAAATGGAAATGTTCATGAATACAAATTTAAGTTCTATAATAAACGATATATCTTGGATGATTTAACTTTTGAAAGTGTAAGTGATGATATTAAATTATTTATTGATAAAAAAGAGTTATCAAATAATATTATTATATGGTTAGAAGAATCATCGCCTTTCGGATTATTTTTTGCAAATATGTATCCTGAGTTATGTAAAGCAATTATTTGTTATCCATTAAGACTAAATACAAAAGAAAGTTTAGATAGATTTTATCATAAATACATTGAAAAAAATGGATGGAAACATGTAAGTAAAAATTATGATCCAATTGATTACTTTTTTGAAATAAATGAAAAAAGATTAAATGAACTATTTGATAAAAATGGTGATGAAGAAAAAGTCATTATTGATTTATTAATTAATTTACAATTAAGAAAACAATATAATAAAATACCAAAAGTATATAAAACCTCAACATATTTATTTTCTCGTTTAGATATGGATTCCGTCAGCACAATAAAATTAAATTTTGAAAGGAAAGATATCGCAGAAATGAAAGGTATTTTATCACCAGATGATGCGATCTATACTTCTATGATGTGGAATATTGCAAGAGTTCAATATGATAGAGAATTAATAGAATTAAATAAAGAAAATAATAATTTAAGAATACATCATATGGTTGCATTTGAAATTAATGAAGATGTTAGATTGATATCTGATGCTGTTAAAATATTATTATATAATTAATTGTCAATGCAAATCATTTTTTAATTAAAATTCATCCCATATTTGTTCTAGTATTCCAATAGGATCATATGGAATCATACTATCTTTAATACTTTCTTCTAAAATTGTTTTAATATAATCACCCTCTAATAATTCACTAATTTGTTCATTACTCATATTATTATTAATTTTGTATGTATCTAAACTTATATCAATATCTTCAAAATTGCGTGATCCACAACAATAATAGTGACCAGTTATTTTTACTCTAAATGATAATTCTTCTTTTTCCTCTTTGTAAAAAACAATATTAATATAAAAAGTAGGATAAGCTGTTTGAATTCCCCATTCTGCAAATTGCTTAAAAGTTGGTGCTGTATGTGTAACTTTAATATTATACGACATGATTAATTTATATAATTATATAATATAATTATATAGTATAAAATTAAATCAATTTTTTATTTATTTTAATATGCTTACTTCATTCCAAAATAATATATAATTAAATATATTTGTATCTATATAATCTTGAACACCATATTTATTTCCTTTATAATAACTATTTGAAAACGATATTAATAGTTCATTATAATCTGTTAATAATTGATATTTTTTATTTAGATTAACATATTTTTTATTTTTATCATATTTAAATTTTTTAGTAAAATAATTTAATTGATATGTTCTTTTATTACAATTTTTCAGAATACAATAACTATTAAATCTATTAGTTCCTTCGTATGCTTGTGATAATATAATACAATATTCATCTTTTAATTTTTTCTTAAGATAATGCCCCAAAAACCATTTGTGATTTTTATTTTTAATATATGTAAGATTTTCTGCACTTAATGGTAAATCACCAATATGATGATTTGAAGCCCATAAAAAATTAATATTATTTTTATTATAATATTTCATTATTATTTTATACATATCATAATCTCTATCTATTTTATCATTATCAATACCAATAATTGTAATTCTATCTTTATTTTTTTTAATATACTTTATTATTTTTAAGAATATTTCACTTTCTATAGCATGATTAATATATTGCCATAATTTACCACCAACATAATTGTCATTTTGTATAGGTTCTTCTATTTTAATCCCATCATATTTTATATATTTATTGTCCTTAATAGACCAAATTGTATTATTCATAATATTATCTGCTTGCCAAATGGACATTTCATTGAAAATAAATATTTTTTTATTGGTATTTGTTATAGAATACTTTAATAACTCAAAACGAAATTCCCAACTTTCTTGTATTCCGTGTGAAAATTCACCAATACTAATTAATTTATAGTTTAATAAATTGTTCATTTATTATATAGTTTTATAATAAAATATTATTTTATTGTAGTAATTCAAAAATATATTTCTTTGTCCTTATATCTTCTTTATTATCTTGTTTTATTCTATAATCATAACTATTTAATTTATATTTACTTTTTGTTAGTTGTCTTATAATTGATAAATATGGTCTTTTTGCTTTTGTTGGTTCTGATGCTCCTATTATGGTTGAAAAACTATAATATTTTCTTATTTCTGGGATTAATTCTAATATTTTATCTTGTTTTATTTTATCATTATCAAGATTAAATAAAATAATACTATTTTCATTATCTAATTCTAAAATATTAATAATTTTATCAACTAATTCATCTTGTTCTTTTTTATATAAAATACTCTTAAGTTTCATAATGTTATATGATTATATTATGAAATTTTTATATATTTTTAATCCTTATAATTTTTTGGTTTTCTTTTTAATGTAGAATCCTTTTTAACATAATCTTTATAAGCATCTTTGTTATACGCATTTTCAAAGTAATTCTTATAGTTTTCTTTTTTAACTTGTTTTATTGCCTTTTTAATTTCTATAGCTAATTCATCATATTTCAATACTTTTTTATTTAATTTCAAATAGTGTTTTATTTGATTAAACCAATTTTCTATAACATTGCAACTAGGAGTATAGGGCAACGAAAATAAATATTGATTACCACTATTTATAATTGATTGTTTAACATATTCATTATTATGACTACCTGCATTATCTAAAATAATTAAGTGATTTTTATATTTATTAAATATATTTGCTTCTAAGAATTCAACAAATCTTTCTTTAGTCATTCCACCTTCTTTATAAAAAGTTGCACCTACACATTTAGAATTAGAAATAGCACATAATAAAGTAAATTTTCTAAAAAAATAATTATCATCTGTTTTAACAACACATCTTTTACCTAAAGCACATTTTGAAAATTCCATAATCATTGATGGTTGAATTGATGTTTCATCTAAAGATATTATTTTATCTAATGAATACTTACTAATTTCTTTATAAAATGCTTTTAATTCTTTTTTAATATCTGTTGGTTTTCCGTATCTTTCATTTGGGTAATGTTCGTGTCGTGTTCTTTTTATTGTAATATTATTATCTCTAATTACTTGACCTAAATGTTGAGATGTTATATCAAAATCTTTATATTTCTTTTTAATTATTTTATGTAATTCTTCCATTGTTATTTGTTCATTTTCTTTTAATTTTTGTATGGCATATTTAACTTGCTCTTTAGTTATTTTGTAAGATTTTGGTTTTCTATTTAATCTTTTTATTTCTTCCAATTCATTATATCTTTTAACCCATCTATATAAAGATTGTTTTGGGCAATCAAAAATTTCACATACATCATCTAAACTGACATCATTATTAAGATAATATTTAACTGCTGATATTTTATAGTCTTCGCTTCTGTGTTTTGACATTTAATATATAAATATTTATATATTAAAAATTTTGTCTCATTTTAAATCTTCAAGGGTGTAAATCAATTGCTATATAAATTTCAATATCTCCTGATATCAATCTAATAATATTAATATTTTTTTGATAGATAGATGCAATAATATATGGAATTGTAGATTTATATTTTTTATCTAATATGATTCTATCCATATCAAATAATTTATTTATTGTATTTAATTTAATATTAAATTCTGTATAAACTTTTTGTACAGATTGTTTTAATATAGATTTTGCATTTACTAGCCATTTATATTCATTATTCTTTGTATTATATAGTTATTGTAACTAAAATTGGAATAAATATATATGTTTCTATATTAAAATTTTTTAAATATTATAATATTAATTTATCAATATTATCAAAATGTCATGTATTAATACTTTTTTATTTTTT